CTCACAAACCTTTATTTTATAAGGGTTTTAGAGTATAGGTTACGTAGTTACGCTTTTTTCTTATTATAATTAAAAAATATAAAAAATATATATAAATAATATATAAAAATAATAAAAAAAAAAAAATAAATTAAGCGAAAATGCGTAACTCCGTAACCGAGTTATGTAAAAGCGTTGATATATAAGGTTAAAACACGGTTACGCTTTTTTTCAAATGCGTAACCAAAGCGTAACCTTAAAAGGAGGTAAAAAAATGAAAAAACAAGATGTAGTAGCTAAGATATTAAATATGGCTGTAACTGGCAAAAAATTTATTGATAAAGACTTGGATAATTATATTTATGCTAGTTTAAGTCAACCACCTATTAAAATTATAGATAAAAATAATAGTAATGACGAGTTAGATTATACTGTTGAGTGTCCTAATTGTGGTAGCCACGTTAATTATGGTAATGATGTGTTTATGCTAAGCGGACATCTATATTGTAGTTGTAATGGGTGTAGAGAAAAACTTAGTCATATTTTAGGTATAGAGGTGTAGTATGGACTATGAAACATTAAATAAAGACGCCTTACTGGTGTTAATTAAGAATAAAGATAATGAAATAGAGAAACTAGAAAATAAAATAGAGCAACTAGAAGAGAATATAGAGGAGTTAGACGAACAACTACGAGAGTTGGAGATACAAAACGGTATTAAAGATACTGATAACTTTATATGGGAATTAAAAAAGAACAATTTATACACCGAGGAGTTAAATACATTTATAAATAACTATTTAAAATTTTATAACTAGGAGGAATTTATGGAAAAAGACGTTATTGACATATTGGAACGTAGGAAAACAAACTACTCTAATATAGTTGTTTATGTGTTTGATAATAAAAAAGATATGAAACATTTTAGAAATAAAAATAGATCTTTAAATAAAGATATACTACTTACTACAGTTGACGAGATACGTGAGTACCAATTAGAGGGGTACAAGATAAAAGATTATATTTATAACGGAGGATAAATTATGAAAATAATTAAATATATACAGGGGCACGTGGTTGAACTAGAACTAATTAAGATAAAAGAGTACGATAGATATACTTTATATGGTGTTTATAGAGGAGTTAAATTATTGTATACAACCTGTTTGGATAGGTTGCAAATGAAACACCTACAAAAAACAGGTTTTATAATTAACGAGGAGGTAGAAAATGTTTGTAATTAAAGTTGGAGATTTTTACGTACAAGATGTTGAGGTTGCTTTTGGTGGTTTTATAAGTAATATGACTTTATCAAAAGAAATGGTTAAAGGTTTTACCAAAGAGGGTGCTGAGCGTATAGCTAAAATGGTTAATGGCGAGGTTATAAGTATGGGAGACTTGGGTATCAATGAATAAAATAAGGTATGTGATAAAAGAAATATCTAAAAGCGAGGCTTTAGATATGGTTAAAAAATATCATTACTCTAATACTTTACCTAAATTAAATAAACATTTTATTGGTTTTTATCTAAATAATGAGTTAGTTGGTGTAATTACTTTAGGCTGGGGTACTAGACCTTTACACACTATTAAAAAGATTTTTCCTAGTTTAGATACTAAAGACTATTACGAGATAGGGCGTATGTGTATGACTGAAGAAATGCCTAGAAATAGTGAAAGCCAAATGATAAGCCAGTTAATAAAATGGCTTAAAAAAAATAAACCGCAAATAAAAGTATTATTTACTTGGGCTGACGGTATAATGGGAAAAGCTGGATATGTATATCAGTCTTGTAGTTTTTTATATGGTGGATATGCTACAAGTGATATGTATTTAAAAGACGGTATAAAAATACACGTGAGACAAACTAGAGCGTTATTTGTTAAAGATAATGACGATAAACGAGTTACTATACGTCCAACGTGGGAACAAATGCAACAATTTAATATATTACATATTAGAGGTAGACAGTTTAAGTATATTAAGTTTTTATGTAATAAAACCGAAAAAAAGAGGCTACTAAAAGAGTGCTTAATAGATTTAAACACTAAATATCCTAAAGATAAAAACTTATATTGGGAGATACAGCAAGGTAAAGGTAAATGGTGTGAATATCATAAACCTATATATAAAACTGATTATAATAAAGATACGAAAGATACTATTAAAGAACTTGAGGAGGTTAAAGTATAATGTACGACATACGTAACTATATAAACACTAAGTGTGAGCTAGAAATGGCTAAAACGAGGTTAAATTTACTTATGGATAGAAAAGAGCAACTGTATTGTAAATATTTTCCTATAACACCTAAACTAAAAGAGATAAGTGTAGACGGAGGTAATAAAAATAACGACAAAATGGCTGATTATCTACACGAGTTACACGAGATAGACTTAGGAACTGGTAAAAGTTTAGCTGAGGAGATAGAATACGAGCAAAATAATATAAACAAACTACAATTATATTTAGATACTATGGCGGATAGTTTAAGTAAAATGACTGGCATAGAGTATCAATTATTTTATGAAATAGTATACAAAGGTACTAAAATAACTAGAGCTGTAGATGTAGTAGCTGAGAAAAATAGTATAGAACCTCGAACAGTTTGGAGAAATCATTATAGAAATATTAAAAAAGATATTAAAAAAATAAAAAATTTTAGTTAATGTCAGTGAAAGTACAGTATTTTTTATGATAATATGTATAATGAAATAGGACGCTTAAAAAGGCGTCTTTTTTTGGAGGTTTACAATGGACTATATTATTATGTGTGGCGGATACTATGAAAATTTTAAAACGCCAAAACAATTAACTGTTATAAATGGCGAGAGACTTGTAGATAGAACTATAAGACTACTTAGAGAAAATGGTATAGACAATATATATGTAAGTGCTAATGACCCCCTATTTGATAGTTTAGATGTACCTAAATTACGTCATACAAATACATACGAGGTAAAAGACGGAAAAGTACACGGCTACTGGTTGGACGCTTATTATCCAACAAATAAGCCCTGTGTGTATCTACACGGCGACGTATATTACAGCGAGGACGCTATTAAGCGTATAATTAACTATCCAGCGAAAGTAAATACGTTTATAGGTAACGAGGTAGCACGAAATAAGGAACATAAGAACTGGGGCGAGCCCTTTGGTTGGATAGTAGTAGATCAAAATATTTTTAGAAAAGGTATAAACGATACTAAGAAACTCCAAGACGAGGGTAAACTTACTCGAGGTTATGCTATTAGCTGGGAATTATACCGAGTATTAAATGGACTAGACCCTAATAAACAATACATAAACGACGATACATATATAAGCATAAATGACGAAACGATAGATATAGACGCTCCGTTTCAAATAGAAAAGTTAAACGAGAGGTTAAATGCTAGAAAGTAAAAACGTTTTTTATATATCTAATTTTAATGTTATTGGCGGTGTAGAGACTTTTATTTATGAACTCGCTAAGAAATATAACGAGTACGATATAACAGTCGTATATAATAATGGAGATGTAAACCAATTAAGACGTTTAAAACCATACGTAAGAGTGGTTAAATATAACGGACAAAAAATAAAATGCGAAAAAGCATACTTTAATTATGAGACCGATATTATCGACAATGTAGAGGCTAACGAATATATACAAATTATACACGCTATGTTTAAAACACAGGGGTTAACTCCACGTATACACCCTAAAATAACTAAATTTATATGTGTTAGCGAGGGTGCTGGTAAAGAGTGGGAAGAGCTGACAGGTATTAAACCTATATTATGTAGAAACCCGCTACAAATAACCGACGAGGAGAAAAAGCCTACATTATTTTTAGTAAGTGCGACACGTTTAACAGCCGAAAAAGGACGAGACCGTATGATACGACTAGCCGAAGAGTTAGACAAAGCGGGTATCCGTTATTTATGGTTAATATTTACTAATGATACAAACGTAATAAGTAACCCTAACGTGGTATATATGAAACCTAAACTAAATATAAGACCATATATCCAAAGCGTAAAAGGTAAAGGATATGGCGTACAACTTAGTGACTGTGAGGGCGACTGTTATTTTACTAGAGAGTGTGAGGCGTTAGGTGTACCACTTATCGTAACACCTATCCCAAGTTTTAAAGAACAAAACTTAGTCGAGGGTAAAAACTGTTACTACGTACCGTTTGATATGGTTGATGTAAAAGTAAATAGATTTTTAAATATACCAACTTATGATCCATACATTAAAACTGATAAATGGTTGGATATTTTAGATAAAACGAAATCTACATATAAGGAGGAGTTAAATATGGAGTATAAAGTTGAGGCTTTAAACACATACGAAGAGTACAACGTTACTGATGTTGAGTTAGGATATGTACCTAAAACTGGAGAAACATTTACAGTAACTAAAGATAGACTAGATGTGTTACTAGGAGAAAACGACTACAATAGAGTTTATGTTAAAGTAGTTGAAGAGATTAAACCAAAAAAGAAAAAAGGAGCTAAATAAAATGACTAATGTTATTAAAGTTACACCAAATAAAGACGGTAAATTATTTATCACTTTATATGGTACAAAATATGAAATAGTTATAGAAAAGCCAAGTAAAAAATAAGGAGGTGGTAGTATGTCGGCTTACGATTATAAACCATATAAAAAAGGCGACAAACTTACTCCAAAACAAGAACGTTGGATAGACGAGTACCTAAAATGTAATGATTTTACTACAGCGTCTCGTAATGCGGGATATAATGGTAGTAATACAACACTTAGGTCTATTGGTTATCAAAATAGTCTAAAGTTTAAAGAGTTAATTAAAGATAGACGACTTGAATTATCCAAACATATTAAGAAAAATACTATAGCTAGTCTTGAGGATATTTTTGAGTTTTGGACTAAGGTGTTTAACGACGAAAACACAAGACAAGCCGATAGAATAAAAGCTAGTGAGTTATTGGCTAAAGCTAAAGGTGGCTTTGTTGAAAAAGTCGAGGTTAAGAAAGTCGAGACTGACTGGTTTATAGACGAGGGAAAAAATGGCTAGGAGATTAAACCCAGCTATTTTTAATGACTGGGTCTTAAAAGGTATAACGGACTACTCACACCGTATAGAGGTATACAAAGGTGGTGCTGGTAGTGGTAAGAGTTATGGTGCTACACAAAAAGTATTACTTAAAGCACTTAAATATAAACGTACGATACTTGTTATACGTAAAATACAACGTACTATAAAACACTCCATATGGGCGTTAATGATAACTCATTTACGAAATAGTGGATATTACGACCAATGTAAAATAAATAGGAGTGATTTTGAGATAGAGCTACCAAATGGCTCTATTTTTATATTTAAAGGACTAGACGACGAGGAAAAAATTAAGTCAATAGACGGTATAACCGATATAGTCGTAGAAGAGGCTACCGAGTTAACCGAGGACGAGTTTACACAGTTAAACTTACGTCTAAGAGCGTTGGTTGATTTTCCGCAAATATATTTGATGTTTAACCCCATAAGTAAAAAGAACTGGGTATACTCATACTTTTTTACTGGAGATGTAGCGGACAATATTTTAATAGTTGAAACTACATACAAAGATAATAAGTTTTTGAGTGCTGAGTATATAGCCGAGTTAGAGAGACTACAGTATAGAAACCCCGCATATTATCGTATTTATACTTTAGGCGAGTTTGCTACTTTGGATAAACTCGTTTTTGGTACATATACAAAAAAGATAATAAGCGACAAAGAGGTTGAGGGTTTAAAACGTTGGATAGGACTAGACTTTGGATACATAAACGACCCGTCCGCTCTTGTTTGGGGATACATAGATACAATACGTAAAAAGATATATGTATGTGGCGAGTATGTACGTAAAGGTATGAAAAACGACGAAATAGCCGAGACTATGTTTGATTTAGGACTATCTAAAGATAAAAGTTATGGAGATAGTGCTGAGCGTAAAAGTATTGACGAGATTAAAGACAAAGGTATAAATATTGAGCCTACTGAAAAAGGTAAAGACAGTATTATACACGGTATACAATGGATACAACAATACGAGTTAATAGTAGACGAGCGTTGTTATAAAGTTATTGAGGAGTTAGAAAACTATACGTGGAAAAAGGATAAAAAGACTGGAGAATACGTTAACGAGCCAGTTGATACGTTTAACCATACTATAGACGCTATTAGATATGGTTTAAATAAATATATTAAAGGAACTAAGACACCTAGAGTTATTAGTAAACCTTATGGACTATAAGAGGAGGTGTAAAGATGTATACTTTACCTAAAGATACTAAAATAACAAATGAGATACTTACTAATGTAATAGAGTATAACGAGAGATACAAAGATAGATTAAAACGACTTAATAACTATTATATTGGTAAACACGATATATTTGACCGTAAAAAAGATAATGACGGAGTTAAAAATAATAAAGTAATGATTAACCACGCTAAATATATAACTGATACTAATGTAGGATACTTACTTGGTAACCCTGTAGACTACCAAGTTAACGAGGAGTTTGATATACAACCTATTTTAGACGCATACAAAAAACAAACAATTAACGACTTAGATACTGAAATCGCTAAAGATGTATCTATCTTTGGATATCAATACGAGTATGTATATGCTAATGAGGAGGCTGAGCCTCGTAGTTGCGAAATAGACGACGATAACGCTATCATAGTATATGACGATACTGTAGAACATAATAAACTGTTTGGTTTAATTTATAGGGCGATATATGAGGGCGAAACATTTAAGTATTATGACATTATATATTTAGATAATGAAAAAGAAATACATTACAAATCTACTGATAAAGCACTTACTCAAGAGGGCGAGGAAAAGCCCCACGCTTTCGGTAAAGTACCTATTATATGCTATAAAAACAACCCCGAGTTTTTGGGAGATTTTGAGCCAGTTATTAGTTTAATTGACGCATATAATTTACTACAAAGTGATAGAGTTAACGATAAAGAGCAATTAGTAGACGCTATACTTTGTATGTATGGTATGGACTTTGACGACGACCAAGCTGAGAACTTAAAAATTAGTCGTATGCTAGCTAATTTACCAACGGACGGTAGAGTTGAGTATTTAGTAAAACAACTTAACGAGAACGAGGTAGATGTTTTAAGAAAAACGTTAGAAACTGACATACATAAAATAAGTATGGTACCTAATATGAGTGACGCTAATTTTGTTGGTAACTCAAGTGGTGTTGCAATTAGATATAAATTACTTGCTTTCGAGCAAAATATCAAAAATAAAGAGCGTTATATGGAAAAAGGACTAATGGAGCGTTTTGAATTATATAATAATTTTTTAGTTAAGATGTCTAAAATGCAAGAAATACCTATAGAAGAGGTAGACGCTGTATTTAAACGTAACTTACCAAGTAATGATTTTGAGATATCACAAATGATAAATAATTTAAGTGACGTGGTAGATACTGAGACACTAATAAGTCAACTATCATTTATTAAGGACGCTAGCGAAATAGTAGAACTTAAGAAAAAAGAGGACGAGAATAAACCAAATGATCCTTACATAGACGCATTTAAAAATAACGAGATAGCTGACGCTAACGAGGATACTGATATGGATAACGACGTAGCGTAGGAGGTGGTAAATAATGAAACCTACTAGCTACTGGGATAAAAGAGCATTAAAGCGATTAACTGATAGTGAGAAATCTAGCGAGAAACATATAAAACGTGTTAAAAGCATATACGAGAAAACGTATAAAGATATCGATAGACAGTTGGCGAGTATATATAAAAATTACAGTAAAGAAACTGGACTAGATACTCAAAAATTAAAAGAACTACTTACACGTAGCGAAACTAAGAAAACTTGGGAACAAATGAAAAAACAGGGCTTAGACAAGTATATTAAAGACAACTATAAGTCTCGTATTTCAAGACTAGAACAATTACAGGCTCAAGTATATGCTAAGGCTAAACTGATATATCCTAAAGAAGAGTTAGAGGATACAATGTGTTATAAAGGTGTAATACATCAAAATTATTATAAAACAATGTATGATACTCAAATGGGAACAGGATACGACTTTAATTTTTCAACTATCGACGACAATATGATAGACGCACTACTAAGCGAAAAATGGAGCGGTAAAAACTATAGTGAGCGTATATGGACTAATACCGATATACTGGCTAATAGTTTAAGTGAGATTTTAGGAGGTGCGATTTTAAGCGGTCAAAGTATACAGCGTACAGCAAAAGAAATACGAGACCGTTTTAACGTTGGTAAATATTACGCCGAGCGACTAATAAGAACTGAGACAAACCACTTTAATAATGAGGTAGAGGCTATGGCGTATGAAGAGATAGGAGTAGACAAATACGTTTTTGTTGCTACTCTCGATAGCCGTACTAGTGCGATATGTCAAGACACCGATAACCAAGTGTTTGACTTTAAAGACCGACAGGAGGGTGTTAATTATCCCCCTTTACACCCTAACTGTCGTAGTACGGTACGACCTTACTTAGGTGCTGAGGAGGAAAAGAACTTACAAAGACGAGCACGAAACCCTAAAACAGGTAAAACGGAGTTAGTTGACAACGTTAGTTATAAAGAGTGGATAAAACAGTACACTACAACAAATCGAGACGTACAATTATCCACTAAACCAGTTGTCGATACGCCTAAGAGCGTCAAAAATAAGCAAAAAACTACTAAAAACTGGGTTAAAACTGATAATCTACCAGTTTGGTTTAAAGATTATAAAGGAAATGCTGACGAAGAGGCTAAACTACTTACTGAGTGGTTAAATAAAAATGGTAACCCAAATAGTAAAGCTAGTAAAGTTTATAGTAAGTCTATTAAGGACTTAGGTAAACGAGATAATAGCTTTAATAATAAGCCTTATTATATAAGCTACAAAGACGGTAAAGGCTCTTTTGTTAGAGATAGATACACTAATGATATAATAGCTCCTAAGTTAACAAATAAAGACAACCCTACTGGTAGTATCCAAGTAATGCTACACGAAAATTGGCACGCTATTGATTATGCTAAAGCAAATAATGGAAAGTTTTTAAGTAATATGAGTGAAAATCTTAAAAAAGTAGTATATAATGACGATAATAAAATCGGTAAAGATGTTAGTAAGTTATTTGAGGACTTTAATAAACAATGCGGAGATATAGCTAATAAAGTATCTAAAGACAACCACTATTTGTTTGATGAAATAAATAAAAAATGGAGCGACGGTAAATATAGTAGTTATCGTAGTTATACGAGTGCTTGGAGTAAAGCACGTAGCAAAATTAAGGATATGATAGACTACGAAGAGCGTAACCTTATGGGTGGCGGTGTTAATAATCTACAAGATATTTACGACAGTCTAAGTGCTGGATATTTTAGAGATAGTGGTACTGTTAAATACGGACACGGTCGTAAATATTTTAGAAAAGGTGGAGTTGATAGTCAAGTTAGAGAAATCGTAGCAAATTATGGAGCTTTAAGTATGACAAGACCCGACCTTATAGCTATGCTAAAAGCCGATAAGCCACAATTAGTAAAAGAGTTAGAGGCTTTAATGAATAGTATGATGTAGGAGGTTAATATGGAAGAGAAAAAAATTGAAATAATGCAATTATTGAGCGAAATATACGAGCCAATGTTGGAGTTTTTTGATGTGGATAGCGATAAAATGCTAGACGAAAAGATAAAAGTATTAACCGACTTAAAAAATGGTAAAAAAATAGCTGATATACCTAATTTTTATGACATATTAGAGCTATACCCTACTAATATGTGGGACTAAATAACTTTTTAGGAAATCTCGCCGACGGGACTATATGTATTCATATATCACTATAACGTATTATCCTTTATACTTTATTTTTAATTATCTACTTATTAAACTTGGGGCGAGACACGATACCTTATGTGAGGTTTAGGAGGTATCACACTATCTTTGTAGGTAGTGTACTGGCTAATATGCTTTTATATTAGCCGGTACGGTGCTTATAAGGTACCTAAGATTAAGACGCAAGTTAACAGCGTCTTATTTTTATGCTTAAAAATAGCCGACGGGCGTTAAACGGATAGGAGGACGTTATTATGGAAGATAACAAACAAATTACTCAACCAGTAAATACAGCTGATACTGGTAAAACTGAGGACAAGAACGCTGGAAAAACTTTTACTCAAGCGGATATGGATAATTTAGCTGGAAAAATTAGAGGCGAGGAAAAAGCAAAGAACGACCTAGCAATTAAAGAGGCTATCGCTCAAGCTATCGCCGAAGAGAGACGCCAAGCGAAATTAACTGAGGACGAGAGAGAAAAAGAGGCTAAAAGTAAATATGAGGCTGAACTAAAAAGCCGTGAGGAACAAATTACCTTACGTGAGAATAGAGTTAAGGCTCAAGAACTATTAGCAAAAAAGAATATCCCTATCGATTTAGTGGACTTTGTAGTTGATTTAGACGCTACTAAAATGGAGGATAAAATTGAAATACTAGCAAAAACTTACAACAAAAGTGTAGAGACAGGTGTTACTGATAAATTAAAAGGTAACCCACCGAAAGATTTTTCTAATAACAATAACGCCGACAAACCAAAAAAGATAGTCGGTGCTTTTTAATGTCTTATTTAAGACAAAGCCAAAATTTTAATAAAGGAGTGATGTAGATATGGCTAGACAAGACGCATTAAGTATTTTTATAGATAATAGTACAGCTGATAAGTTAGCTGAAACATACGGTAAAGTAATCGAAGCCGTACAAAAAGGTGCTGTAAGCGAACAAATCAAAAACAAAAATTATAGTGGAGATCCAAGTACAGGTAGTGTTGAAATTGATAGATTTAAAAACGCTGGTATCAATAATTTAGGAACAGCTAGAACTGGTGGAGCTGGAGATAAATTAAAGAATACTGGTAAAGTAACTGTTAATGTAGATACTGATAAAGAAATCGTAGAAGAAATCGCTAAAAAGGATATTAAATTATATGGTATTGACGGTATGGCTGAAAGAAGAAAAGACAACCACGTTAAACGTATGATAGCATACTTAGATAACGAGTTTTTTGCTGAGGCTGTTACAAGTGGTACAAGTACTAACTTAACAGGTACAACTATAGCTGAAAAATTAGAAGATATGATACAAAAAATCGAAACTACACAAAACGACTGGGTTGACGGTGTAGATAGAGACCAAATCGTATTAACTGTTAAACCAAGTGTATACGGACAATTATTAAACTACATTGACAGTGTACCAAACTCTTTAACTGGTTTAAAAGAAGATTATTTTCACGGAGTACGTATTTTCTCAAATCATAGACAAACAAAAGATGTTATTTGTATGATAGACGGAGCTATAGCTCAATTAGTAACTACTGACGAATACGACGCCGAAAAAATACCACTATCAAACGATATCGCTTTAGAGTTATTCTTCTCAAAAGGTACAAAGGCTGTTATGCCTGACTTAATTAGATACGCTAATATCACAGGAACTAGCGTATAGTTAGAAAAATCAAAAAATAGTCTCTACTAAAGGAGGTGTTAATATGGACGAAATAATCGCTAAAATTAAAGAATACTTACACATAATAAACCCTAGTATAACAATAGAGGGTAACGATTTACTTGATTTTGTTATAGGCGAGGTTTTAGATAGAGTACAAATTTACTTAAATAGCGACACTATACCTACTCGTTTAGAGCGTATACTCGCTAACATAGTTAATACTGGTTTTACTAAAGCTAGTAATACTAAGGACAGCAACGGCGAGGTAGACCAAGTTATTACATCTATTAGCGATAACGGACAGTCTATTAGTTACGCCAACGAGGTAAAACAGTATTTTGCAACCGCTACTGACGACGAGTTATTTAGTGGTTTCGCTGGTTTACTAAGTAGATATAGGAGGGTTAAAGTTGTATATCCCAAAATCAATGACGGACAAGATAACTAATACTTTTTACGACAAAGTAGTTTATATAATGGATAATGTCGTAACAACTGACGCCGAGGGTGGCGTTACAAGTAAAGGTTTGATCGTCGTAAATAATTTTAATGGTAATGTAAGTTTTTCAAACTGTAAAAAAATACAAGAGGAGTACGGACTAGACTACGAGATAGATATATCGATAACAGCTAGTACTGATACAAGTATAAATATAAATGATATCATTAAATATAACGATATCATTTATACTGTTACTGATGTACTATCTAGTGATAGTCATATCCTTATAGTGGCTACAAAATGGTCTCAATAGAGTTAAAAGGTATCGATAGTCTCACTCAAAAACTTAGTAAACTCACAAACGTTAAGCAAGTTGAGGATACTATGAGTAAAGCCGTACAAATTGTAGAAAGTCAAGCTAAACTATTAGTAACAGTTGATACAGGTAATTTAAAAGGTAGCATACACCCTAAAGTTATCACAAAAGGAAACGCTGTAATAGGTAAAGTTTATACTAACCTTAGTTACGCTCCGTTTGTCGAGTTTGGTACTGGTAGTAAAGGTAATGGTACTTATCCAAATAAAAAAGTAACATTAACGTATCGCTCTACACCGTGGGTATATACACCTAACGGCGAGGACTTTTATACAACTGACGGTATGGTAGCTCAACCATATATGTATCCAGCACTTAAACGTAATGAGAAAAAAATTAAGTCTATGTTTAAAGAGGCTTTACATACTCAAATAAAAACAAAATAGGAGGTCTACAAAATGTACTTACCGAAAACTGATATTTACAATAGTTTGAAAACTTTAAATTATTATGTAGCACAAACTCAACCACCTACTTTTAATAATTTACCCGCTATAATTTTTAGAGTTGGTAATAATGACATCAACTTAGATTTAGACAATATTATAATTAGTCAAGATATAGAGGTAATTATTGATATATGGGCTGAGGACAGCGTTACAGCTAGTACAGTTTTATCCCAAGTTGAGGGGATAATGCGTGACAATTACTACAATATGTCGTATTCAAGCGACGTACCAAATACAGGTAATCTATTTCACATAAACACTAGATTTACCAAAATAGCATAAAGGAGGTAATTTTATGAACGGACAAGCTACTCGTACTATGGGTACTACTCTTAAAAAAGTCAAGAGCGGTAGCGAGCCAGCTGATACTACTATAGCTAACTTAACAAGTATTGGGGAAATAGGAGTAGAAAGCGAAGAAATCGACGCTACTGACTTAGATAGCCCAAACAACTATAAAGAGTTTATCGCTGGATCTAAAGACGCTGGCGAGGTATCTATAGCTGGAAACATAAAAAGTGAGGCTAACGTTGAGAAAATGCTAGCACTTGCTGAAAGTCAAAGTTTAGAGGACTGGGTTGTAACTTATCCAAGTGGGGCTACTTGGACTTTTAAGGCTTTCGTCAAATCTTTTAAAGACGGAGAAAAAACTACTGACGGCTTAGCAACATTTACAGCAAGTCTACGTATAAGTGGTAAACCTACATATACGAAAAGTAGTGGCTCAGTTTAAAAAATCAACGGGGGACTTGGCGTAAATGCTAGTCTCCCGCTTTTTTTATACTTTTTTACACGTTGTATTTTGCAACGAGAAATCAAAAGACACAGTATTATACGTGTCGTTACACTAAATTGAGGAGGATAATATGGAAAAATTAAATTTAAAATATAATGCTACAAAAGTAGACGAAATAGAACAAGCTAAAAACAATTTACCTATAGAGAACTGTATAACTGATACATCTATCGGTATGTTATGCTTATTTATTCAAAAAGGACTTATAGACGATAACGGACAACACGGCGTTAGTAGAGCCGTTGCTATGGACGTTATAGATAAGTACTTGGAGGAAAAGGATAAAGACGATTTAGTCTTAGATATAATGGAGGCTTTAGTAAAAGGGGGTTTTTTGTCTCGTCAAGTGGACGTAGAGAAACTGAGAGAGGCGAACAACAAGAGGTCTCAACAAGTGAAACAAGCACTAAACGAGATATAAAAACTTTTGGAGATACGTGGCGAGATATGGAGGAGGACGCTATTAAAATGGGGCTCGACCTCCACTATTTTTGGTCGTTAGATGTAAAACAATATATAAAACACGTTAGAGTATTCAACGAAAAACAAAAAGAACGTATCAAAGAAATTGACGGCTTAAACCATATTTTAGGTCAATATATAGCTTATGCTTTTAATGACCCAAAACACTATCCTAGTAAGCCGTTGAGTGAAAACAACACCGAACTAGAGCCAATGAGCGACGAGGAAATGGAAACGAGAGCTCGTCGAAATACTATAAAAATGGGAGGTGTTATAAATGACAGTTGAAGAGTTACAGGTAATGATAACGGCTAACACCGAAAGCCTACGAAAAGAGATACAAAATACTCAAAAACAATTTACCAGTTTGCAAAAGACAGCCAACAATACGTCGGCGTCTATGCTTAAAGGTTTTAAATTTTTAAAAACTGGTATTATTGCTTTAGGTATAGGTAAACTTATAGGCTCACAAATGGACGACGCTGTTAAAAGACTGGATACACTTAACAATTTTCCTAGAGTTATGAGTAATCTAGGTGTAAGTAATAAAGACGCTCAAGCGTCTTTAAATAGATTAAGTGACGCACTAGTAGGACTACCGACAACTTTAGACGACGCTAGTATGTCGGTACAACGTTTTACAAGTGCTAACGGAAATGTTAAAGCAAGTACCGAGATGTTTTTAGCGTTAAATAATGCTATCTTAAGTGGTGGTGCTAGTACTGAAATACAAAAGTCGGCGTTAGAACAATTAAGCCAAGCCTACGCTAAAGGTAAACCGGATATGATGGAGTGGCGTACAGCTATGTCGGCTATGCCAGCTCAATTAAAACAAGTATCTATAGCTATGGGTTACGCTAGTGCCGACCAGTTAGGCGAGGCTTTACGTACCGGTAAAGTGTCTATGGACGAGTTTATGACTAAAATAACCGAGCTTAACAAAAAAGGTGTCAATGGTTTTCAAAGTTTCGAGGAACAAGCCCGTAATAGTACTGGTGGTGTTGCTACATCTATGCAAAACGTAAAGACCGCATTTACAAGAGGCTTAGCGGAAATAATGAACGCTATAGGTCAAAGTAATATTGCTGGCTTTTTTCAAATGATAGCTAAAGCGATTAACTCAGTTATACCTTATATAGCCGGTTTTATTAAGGCTTGCGTATGGGCTGTAAGTAGTATAAGTAGTCTCTTTGGTGGTGGCTTAAATAAAAAAGTAGCCGACACTAATAAAAATATGGCTAATTTAGGTAAAACTACAGGCGGAGCGACAAGTAAAGGTATTGACAAAGCGACAGGCTCAGCCAAAAAACTTAATAAAGAGTTAAAAGGCTTAGCGTCTTTTGACGAAATGAACGTGCTTAAAGACAATACTAATACCGGTGGTAGTGATAGCGGTAGTAGTGGCGGTGCTGTAGGTGGAGACTTAAGCGGTATCGACTTATCGGCGTTTAATAAAGGTTTAGGCGACACATCTAGTAAAGTAGACCAAATCGCCAAAAAGATACAAACGGTATTTAAAAATATAGGTACTGTAATCGCTGGTATATGGAATAGTCAACCTATACAAGCGTTTGTAGGTGCTGTTACTACATACGGTCAATTTTTATTTGATTATTGGAGTACACTAGGTACTAATTTATGGACTAATTTACAAATGACTTGGTCTAATATAGAGCTAGATGTTACAACCGCTTTAACAAATATGAGCGAGTTATGGACTACTTTTTGGACTGATATAGACGCTGGTATCCAAGAGTGGGGACAACCTATAATTGACGGAGTAACAAATATTTTTAACTCTATATGGCGAGACGCTATTGACCCAGCCGTGCAAAAGGCTAGTAAGATATGGGCTGATTTTAGCGGTATATTATTAAAATTATGGAACCAATACGGAAAGCCACTTATAGATAATATAGGAGAGTTTGTCACTAACGTCATAGACTTATTTCAAACTATATGGGACGAGGTACTAGAGCCTATTATTACACCATTTTTAGAGACTTTATCTTGGCTATGGGATAAACATATTAAAGGTATGGTTGAGGCTGTAGGCGAGTTTATAGGTAAATTAGTAAATGGTGCTTTAGAAATTTACAATAAATTTATAGCTCCTATCGTTGAATTTTTAATAAAAACTCTAGCCCCAGCGTTTACACAAATAGCCAATACAGTATCTAGTGTGGTTGGAACTATAGTCGCTTTTTTAAGTGATATGGTTAAAAGTGCTATGAAAATACTAGGTGGTATTATTGATTTTATCACAGGTATATTTACTGGTAATTGGAAAAAGGCTTGGAACGGTGTTAAGTCTATTTTTAAAGGCTTTGCTGACGCTCTAGCCGGTATATTCAAAGCTCCAATTAACTTAATAATTGACGGTATTAACGCATTTATTGGTGGTTTAAACAAAATTAAGATACCGGACTGGGTACCTAAAGTTGGTGGTAAAGGTTTTCATATTGATAAAATACCGAAACTAGCCCGTGGTGGTGTGGTTGATAAACCAACAACGGCTGTAATAGGCGAGGCTGGTAAAGAGGCGATTTTACCACTCGAAAATAATACAGGTTGGATAAATGAACTTGCTAGTAAGTTAAACGATAGAACTAGTAACGGTCAACCAATACAATTAGTAGTCAAAATAGGCGAGGACACTATGCTAGATAAAATAGTAGAGGGTATTAACCAAAAATCTTTTGAAAATAACGGGGAGGTGTTTAACATATGATTT